ATTGGAAGGTATTTCTGATGCAGAGTTTGAAGCTTTATACTTAAACAAAGATAAACAGGATATCATATTGAACGAGATACTACAATGATTTATTTTACTAGTGATACTCATTTCGGGCATTCCAACATAATCAAACATTGTGATCGTCCATTTGATAATGTCCATATAATGGATCAAATAATTTTCGACAATATAAATGAAGTTGTTGGACATGATGATACTTTGTATATACTAGGAGATTTTTGTTTTAAAGGAAAGAAACCAATAGACTACAGATTGCGTATAAACTGTAGGGATGTTCATTTAATTTTTGGTAATCATGATAAAAACACAGACTATTATTTAGACGAAATCACCAAAGATATGAACGGCTTTACCTCAACATATGATGTTAAAGAAATAATTTACTGTAATCAAAGAATATATTTAAGTCATTATCCTCATCGTTCATGGCCCGCTAGTCATAAGGGGTCTTGGATGCTTTACGGTCATGTACACTCTCGCTTAAACAATGAAGATAAGACTTCTGAAAGATTAACACTAGATGTTGGAGTAGATAATACGGTCAACTACAACAAGCCCTTTGGGCAACCGTGGAGTTTCAAAGAACTACAAAAACTATTTACTCAAAAGATCAAAACCCAATCGTAAGGGGTATTATTATAATAGACTCTTATCAATGAGGTTGTTATGATTATCCGCACTAATATAGATAGTGATTGCGAAGACAGAATGTACTATACCTACAAAAGCATGGGTAAAGAACAAAAAGAATATATCCCTAAGTACAAAACCAGACTCAGCGAATATGAAGCAGAGAGATTAATAGAAAGATTGCAACAAGACCCTACGATAGATAAAATCTATCTATACAAAATCAAATATAATGATGGCAGAATATCTTTATTTGCTAACCCAAATCACCCAATAGGAAAATTGAGTTGCGAAGATAATGAATGAAAAATGCGAGAGTAGCTCAATGGCAGAGCGTTAGGTTTCCAACCTAAATGTTGAGGGTTCAAGTCCCTTCTCTCGCTTTTAGTTAAAGAGGTTGACAACGCATGGTCGATATGGTATGATTACGGTAGTATGTCTCAACAAACATTTGATTTTTCATGGATTATTGATATCTGTATGGTATTAATTGTATATCTGCTTGTTTACTGGTATTTAGTTTAATGCTTACTATCGAATCAGCACCATATAATTCTTTTAGAATACAAGCAGTATCCAATGTAGAACTAGCATCTGCTTTTCTAAGACTACAAGAGCATTATGAAAGTCCAAATAATGATTTTAGATGCAGACCATTTACAAGAGGAGAGTATCAACAATGGTACACTCAAAGGCGTGGAGCATTTACATACTATTCTGATTGGACTGGATTTAATATACCAAGTAGGATCATAACCCCATTTATAAATGGACTGTTTGATCCTCTTACAACACTAGAGCAAGAATTAATAGAATTTTTTCGTTATTCTCCTAAAACTGATCCTTTCTATATTATAGGAGCAAATAGTGACGACGTTCTACATCATGAACTAAATCATGCTCTATTCGATTATAGTAAACCTTACAAAACTGCTATAACTAAATTATTTGACTCTCAACTAGAACACATAAAGTATGCTATGCAGTACCTAATCAATAAAGACTATCATACTTATATGTTGTACGACGAACTTCAGGCGTATATTCTGGATAAAGATACAGATGTTACTAATTTAATTACTAATTCTAATATAATCTTAAGCGTAATAGAACATTATCATCAGTACGGAGAAAATCATTATGAGAATAGATCTGGTTGAAAGTATTAAAGTAGGAGATACAATATACAATTGTTTTTTGGATAACTTAGTTGTCTCATCAATTTTTAAAGATATTCAGAATAATCGTATAGTTTTTGGAACTATAGACACTAGGCTGAATAAAGCCAGCTACGATCCTACTGATGTTTATTTTGAAGATTTATACGGAGAGAGTGATGATGAAAAATCTTGGGTAGAATGGGCTAAGAACAACAGAGATTTTTTATATGATTTTGACCATATTGAAACCGTAAAAGAAATTTACAAGACGGCATTTTGCAAAGGGTTTGAACACAAAAACAAAATAACCTATGAGGAGATGATGCAGAAATGAGTTGGGACGGAACCTTCAAATATGATCCTGTAGATATTTCTAAAGTTAATAATATATTGACTCAATACAAAGGCCAGCCGGTATTAGACTACATTATCGAGCTGTATAAACTTATCGAATATCAAAGACAAAGATTGTCAGAACAAGAAAAACAACTGGTTGCTATTAAACATAGCGAAGCTTGGAAACATTACGACAAACCTTTTGAGAATTATGATTCTTCTATTCGTAAGTTTGTTGACAAACCACCCAAATCTGGTAATATGAGTTGCTAACATGATGATCTCTGAAATTAAAAAGTGGGCTAAAACAAAAGGCTATGAAGTAATTAAAGACAAAGAAGATGGTCTTTATTATTGGGCTAAGTTAGATGCTGGGCCAGATGCTAGTGGAGTGGCTAAAAGCGTTAGTAAAGTAGCTACTGCCATCTTTAATCATATTACGGATAATAAATGGACAGATCATCAAAAAGAATTTCAAGACAATAAACAAGAAACTAAACAAATAACAATATCGGATTACTCATGAGCAATTATCTTAATATTGATATCCCAACATTCTGCTCATACCTAGATACTTCATTTCTATATGATAAATTACCAGATATCAATGCCAGTAGAATTCCTGTAGAGGTTTTTTCTTTTACAAGTATTCCTCAAAGGTGTGGTTTATTTTCTATAATGACAGAATATGGCAGTCAACATGCCAGAGTTCCTATTCATTATTTAAGAACAAAAAATGTTGGAGGAACTGATTATCCTCTGGACTGGATTCAACTATGGGATAGTATTAGTTACTATTGCTCTATGAGTATAAATTCTTATACGAAGAACAGGGCTGCTAAAATTATGTTAAAAGATCAGGCTTTTGAAAAAGTAAAATATCTCTTTACTATTGATTGGTGTTTAGGGTCGCAGTATGAATTGGGTTATGGAGAAATGGCTGCTGGTCATAAATGCGGTCATGTATTTGAAGGAAATGGTCAATATTTTATTCAACCAAATAATAGGGTATTATGGATGGATGGCGGAAGTTGGATAGCAAAAACATTTGACAAGAAACCAGATTGGAAAGTTTTTAGTAAAGAATTTAGTTGTGAGCATACTGGTAGTAGGTGGGTAAGTAAATCAGAAGAAGAAGAATACTTTTATGAATTTAAAGAGGCAAAAGAATAATGTATGTCAAATTTGTGTCTAAATCAGACGAATGGTTTGATACTGGAACAGAAGTTTTTGATGCTACAATATGCGATTGGGGAAGAACTTTAAAGAGAATGGCTGTTGATGACTATGCCGTTTGGCTAAAAGCTGGACATATTCTTGGTAGAGGACTAAAGAATGGATTTTGGGATGAGGAACTTTGTCCATTAGAAGAGTTTGAAATATCATATACAGAGGATCAAGTATGAGTGTAAAACTAATTTCAGTGACTCCAGACGCAGAAAAGTTAATGGCATATTGTGCCAGAGTAAGTAATCCAAGTAATCAAGACAACGACAATTATTCAAAGCTATTGGCTTATTGCATTAAGCATCAGCACTGGAGTATTTTTGAACAAGCTTTTATGACCGTTGAAATCAACACCACAAGAGGATTAGCTGCTCAAATTCTCAGACATAGAAGTTTTACTTTTCAGGAATTTAGTCAAAGATATGCTGATACTACATTACTAGCTGAAGATATTCCAACTTTTGAATTGCGAAGACAAGACAATAAAAATAGACAGAATAGTATTGATGATATATCTGATGAGACTAAAGTAAAATGGAATACTAAAATTCGTGAACATTTTGCAAAAGCTAAGTCTATCTATGATGGTATGATAGCTGACGGCATAGCTAAAGAATGTGCTAGATTTGTTTTGCCATTAGCAACTCCCACTAGACTTTATATGAGTGGTTCTATTCGTAGTTGGATTCACTATATTGAATTACGATCCTCAAATGGAACTCAAAAAGAACATAGACTTATTGTAGAAGAAATCAAGAAAGTTTTTTCAGAACAATTCCCCACAGTTTCAGAAGCACTAGGATGGAATAATGGAAATGTATAATATCACAGCACAGGTGTATGAATTACATGACGCTTCTAAGCAACATCTTTTAATTAATCAAGTTATAGATGCTGATTCAGAAGAGGATGCTATTTTTCAATTTAAGAATCAATATCGTATTAAATTTCAGGTAGTTAAAATCCATTCAGTAGAACAGTTTGAATATGGAAACCAAACCTAACTTAACTCTTAAAATTGTTAGAGAATTACTTGATCATGGATTCTCTGTACTATTATATAACGTAGAACAACTACCAGATGCTTGTGGTGGATGGTGTTCTATTGATGAAAATGAGAGAGAATTTGTGGTGGCTATGAAGCATCACATGGGCTTTGAGATTCTGATTCATGAATATTGTCATTTCTTACAATGGAAAACTGATCGTAAATTATGGGATAAAAGTATGTCTACTTATGATATTCTTTTTGACTGGATTAGTTTCCCCTCACTGGTTCATAATGCTTTTATTAAGGATAATAAGTTTACTCAACAAGAACTAGATCAAAGTTTGCATGATATTCTAGAGATAGAACATGATTGTGAAAAAAGAGTTCTGAAATTAGTTAAGAATTGTCCTATTGAGGATTTTGATACAGATAAATATATTCGTGCTGCCAACGCTTATTTGTGGTCTTATCATTTAAATAGAGAATTAAGAATGAGACCTAAGAATCCTATTTATTCAGAAAGAGTGCTGGAGCATATGCCGAATACTTTTAATTCCGATCTATCTTTTTATCTAGATCGTTATAATCTTACCGATTCTATTCGACAAGCATTGCTGGTTGAATACGAATAATTCTCAAGTCTGGCTTGACAACTTGACGATACTAGGATATAATCTCAGCACAGGAGACACTATGAATAAACTTGGATTATGTTGTATATCCCTCAATCTGAAAGAACAGGGATTTAGTCATCAGACTATGACTTTTAAACGATTCAATTCTTTGCCGCGAGAAGAAGCACTAGACATTCTTGGTGATAGAATCCAAAACAATCTGGAAGTAACCAATAAAACAATTCAATTTTGTGCAGAAAACAACTATGTTTATCGTGTTAGTAGCGACATTTTTCCTCTTATTACTTACGATGAGGCTAATGTAAGTCTTGAAGATTTGCCTAATTATGACGAAATACAAGATGCGTTTGACAATCTTTCAGAAACTATTTCCTCTACTAGCGTTCGTGTTTCTGCTCATCCAAGTGAATTTAACAGTCTGGCTAGTCTCAACGAAAAAGTTATCGAAAAAACCATTACAGAACTCAATTTCTACAGCAGTTTCTTTGACAGAATTGGACTTCCAGCAGATCGTAGATCGCCAATGAATTTCCATATTCATAATAATAATGGAACCAGAGAAGAAATCGCCCACAGGTTCTACAACAACTTTAAGAAACTGGACAATAACTGTCAGGCTCGCATCACAATCGAAAACGATGACAAACTTAACTGCTGGAGTGTGAAAGAATTAGTAGATATCTTCCATCCGATTACTCGTATTCCAATATGTTTCGACTATTTACATCACAAGTGCCACCCAAATGGTCTGACAGAACGCGAAGCGATTAATATGTGTTGGGATACTTGGCAAACCAGACCACTTTTTCATTATAGTGAAAGTAGAGAGGGAAATAATCCACGGGCGCACGCAGATTATCCAGAAAATACTTTTGATAATTATGGTCTTGAGTTTGATATTGATCTAGAACTAAAAGCAAAAGACTTGGCTCTTGCAAAATATGATTCGTTACTAAACTGTGTTTCTTAAATATAAGGAGATAATTATGGCTCAAATCGGTGCAATTTCAATTAGTCCCAATGTTAATACTCAAGCAATCATTAACTTGCTAAAGGAAGATAAGAAGATTACTATTGGTCAGGAACAGACTGCTCCCGATGGCTCTCGCTATATCCCCATAGAGAAGAACTAAAATGTCGGCTAACCTTATTCTTATTACTGGTATAATATATCTTTATATAGCCATTGAACAAGGTTATCTACATAATAATTATGGTATGTTTATTGCATATCTTGGTTATGCGGCGGCGAATGTTGGATTATATATCTTAGCTTCTAAGTAGGAGGTCTTATGAAAGAACCTAAAAGAATTAAACTTGATCCAGAAACTCCAACACCAAAAGAACCAACCAAACGCCCATTACCTCCGCTGATTAAACCGGAGTGGAATGTAACTGGTCAAGATAATGATGATGTTTATACTCCACTAGACCTAGATAAGATTAATAGATTATTGGATGAAACGAATGAAGATAATTCATAAAACAATCAAGAAATCTTATGATAATTGGAGTCCTAGTTCTTTGATTCGCTGCTATCATTATGCTGCTGCTTTTGATGGCACAAAAATGATTGAGTTTGCACAAAATAATCCTATCAAGATGAGTACAAAGGCTTTCAGAATAGGAAAAAGATTTAATATCCCCAAATATTTGGAGTATCCTTATGTTCATAGTGAGTCTCATCTTATTTCTAAATTACTTGATCGCTATAACTCCATTGATCCTAATTGGAGCATATGTGTCTTACGAATTAACAGACAGGGATTAATACTTGGAAGTAAACCTTGTGTTAATTGTTCTAAGCTATTAAATGCTGTGGGATTAAATAACGTCTATCATAGTGATGATGATGGAAACTTTGTTTGTCCTACTAAAACCATCAAGATTGAACGCATGGTAGATATTCCCCATGTTTGAACCAGAGTGGATGGAATATTTTGAGAGAGAAGCTCCGTTTTCCTATTACTGTATTATTTGTTTGGGATACTTAGGTAAAATACTATTTTATTTCTCGTATGTTATACTCTTGATATTTTTATTTGTTCCTCTTTTCATGATATACTCTGGCACAAAAGCTATTAAAATCAAATTAGTAGAGGATAAAAAGCATAAAAAACTACGCAAAGAAAAAGAGAAACAAGAACAGCTTCATCAGAACCTATATTTAGATCATCTAGACAGAAATATAAAAAAGAAAAAGAAACACAAATAGTTTCTAAAGTCTGCCTGTTGACAACTCCGATACTTGTGGTATAAAACATGAGTTGTCACCGTGTCATTTTGGAGAAACTATGAATTGCATTTATTGCAAAAATTGTGTTGGTGTTGAAAGATATGAGTTTCTTATAGAAACCAATAGAAATATTGTATGTAAAGAATGTTCAGCAGAACAAAAAGCTGTTGGATATATGGATTGGGGACATAAGACCGCACCAAGCTTGGTTATGGTTCCAAGCAATGCTAAAGAGACTATTAGGATTTTGAACAGAGCAAACAGGAGAGCTAGATGACTAATGAATTTGAGCTTGAGGGACTATTGTTTAAGCAGGTTGAGAAGCCTAAAAATCATTTGATGACTAAAGTTATTAATGTATTCCATGACTATTATCGAATTAATGTTTATACTCAGATTGAAGAAGAGGGATTGTTGAAGCGAAAAATTTCTCAAAGCTACATGACAACTTTTAGAAACAATGTTTTGACTATTATTCCAGATCCAGATAAAAAGCCAGACGATCTTAAAAAGAAAAGGTGAGTTATGCCGATAGCAACTTTAAAATTTAAACTACCAGAAGAACAATACGAGTTTGATACTGCTATTCAAGCTGGTGATGCTAAAAGAATGTTGTGGGATTTTTCTCAACAACTACGATCTTGGCAGAAATACAGCAATGATTTTACCGACGCGGGCGATGCTCTTGACAAGATTAGATCAGAATTTCACAGATTAGTTACAGAATATAATATCAACATAGACTAAGGAGATTATTATGCCACTATTTGAAGTTAATACCGTTTCTTTGTTTCGTCATAAGTATGTTATTGAGGCTAAGAGTCTTGAACACGCATATGATACTGTATTGATTGATAAGCCAGAAGAATTGACCCAAAAACATCTTGAAGAAACTATTCTTGATGGTCGAAAGATTGGTCGAAAAGAATTTGAAAGACTTTGCGATGAATCTCTTAACGATAGTACAGAATTGAGTAATGCTCATCTTGGAACACGAATTATACACAAGGTAGACTATAATGAGTCCTGAACTAACAGCTAAATTAATTTCAGCCTATCCTGAACAGTTTAAAAATCTTACATGGATAGAATGTGGGGATGGTTGGTTTAATATCCTATCCAAGCTATGTTATATTGTAGATAATCGTCTTCATTACAAGCAAAAGATTAATGAGCCTCTAGATTTTTTCTATTGGAGTCAGATTAAAGAAAAGTTTGGCGGACTAAGAGCCTATGCTTATGGTGCTGATGACTTTATTAGAGGAGCAATAGAAATGGCAGAAAGTATGAGTTATATCACTTGTGAAGTAACTGGTGAAAGAGGAAAACTTCGCAAACAAAGAATAGACGATGAAGGAGAGCCAGTTATGGCATGGATTAAAACTCTTTGTGACACTGAGGCTAAGAAAGAAGGATATGTAGTATGACTTTTGATGCTATAGTTATTAGCGATATTCATTTAGGAAGTAATGTTTGTCAAGCTAAAACTCTGGCATCTTTTTTGTCTAGGATTGAACTTGGAGAGACTGATACTGACACTTTGATTATTAACGGTGATTTGTTTGATAGTTGGGATTTTCGCAAACTTAAAAAAGATCATTGGAAAATACTATCTCAAATCCGTAAAATATCTGACATTATTAAGGTTATCTGGATTAGAGGCAATCATGATGGGCCTGCTGATATGGTGAGTCATTTGATTGGGGTTGATTTTATGAATGAGTATAGTTTTATCAGCGGAGATGAAAAAATACTAATCTTGCATGGTGACATTTTTGATAATGTGATTTCAAAACATCCTAGATTGACGAAAATAGCTGACTATGTTTACCGATGGCTACAGATTTATGCTGGGCTATATTTCTCCAACCTTGCTAAACGCAGCAGTAAAACCTTTTTAAGATGTTCTCAGGAAGTTTGTGATAGGGCTAAGTCTTATTGTTCTATTAAGAAATGTGACTCAATAATTTGTGGTCATACTCATTTAGCTACAACTGATGTTTCTGGATCAACCCATTACTATAATAGCGGATGCTGGACAGATCATCCATGTTCATATATTTCAATTAAAGATGGTCACATTAAAATAAATTATGTGGATATCCTGTAGATTTTGAAAAAATCTCAGAACCACTAAAGAATCCCTCTTGACAGTGCCGATAATTGAGTTATACTTAGGATGTAACGTCAACAAACACAGGAGAAAAGAAAATGGGTAAGGGTCAAAAAACTTGTGAAAAATGTGGAGCTACCACAGGCCCGCGAGCTTATCTGTGTCCTAAATGCAATGCTCCGTTCGTCTTTAAGGCAAAGAGCAAAGAGGCAAAGAACACAAAGATTATTCGTGACTTTAATTGGAAGGAACTGATCAAGGGAGACAGAATCAGGGTTGGTGGAGGCCCATACTTTGCTAAGGGTGCTGAATTCATCCCGATGGGTTATAGGGGTCGTTTTGTTGTCGAGGGGATCGACCAGCATGGAATTAAAGCATGGGGTCTGGACAAGCATCAAGGCTTCTGCCATATTTATATGGGGCCGGATATTCAGAACAAAGAGACTGGCGTTTGGAAGATTAAGCACAAGCTTATGAAACTCAAACAAAAGGTGGAGGCATAATGTCTCTCACCCAAGAACAAAAAGATCAGATCAATAGTCTGCTTGATAATAGAGACAAGATAGTCAATAGTCTCTATCATATCGAACGTATTCTGAAAACCTATTTTCCAGAAGAATTTGAACGAGCAATCCAATTCTATCTACCTCAAATTACCACTGCTCTTTATGAGGATAAAAAGTGGCTAAGTAGGGGCGAATACAGTTTGCAGAACACTATTGACAATCTGCTTGAGCGGTGTAAAATTGATAGTGACGGTAAGGGTACTACAAAATATCTTTAATTGGAACAAATAATGGAAAGCTATAGCGTTATTGATTTGGAAGGTTATGCAAAAGCTATGAGGGATGGGGCAGCATCTTCTTTTGAGAAGGATTATACTGAGAATTTGGATGAGTTTATCACTATTGGTCAGGTGATCAACATGATTAAAAAGAACAACCTGGGTCTGGATGAGGAAGGACACTATCTAATCAATGAGGATATTTTTGAAGATGTATTCAACAATATCAGAACTTGGCTTTATGAAGTAGGTTTATGTAAACTAGCAGCAAAAGGCTTCGTAGACTGCTCATGGGATGATGAATCTAACGAAATGGTATTCTGGTTGGCTAACAAAGATAAGACAGAAATTCCTGCTAAACCCTCAAAGGATAATGATGACTAATTATATTAAGATTAGAAACCTGAAGCTTTTTATTAATAGCATTAGAAAAAATGCCGCTATGGTTTTCCCAGAATCATATTATGAACAAATAGATCATTTAATTTCTTTGTCTCAAACAGAAAATCTAGCTAGACAATATATTGAGCCTGGATATAATAATGAATTTATTCTTAGCGATGAGAATTATGATCTTCTTTGTGAAGAAATTAAAAAGTGGATTTATAACTCAAGTTTGAGCTTGGTGGCTTCATCTGGAAATATAGAGTGTGCTTGGGATGATGACTCTAATGAGATGATTTTTTGGCATCCAGAATCACACGAAACATTCAACACTATTAAATAATATGTCTCAACAAGAAATACAAGAACTTAAAGAGCAAATACATGACTTAAAGGAATATCTATATTCTGACTTGTGTAAGGCTTGTGGAGACGCAGCATTAGCTCTAGATAAAATTAGTGAAAGACTAAATCAGCTAGAGTCTCAACAAAATTCCTAAAGGTCTTGACAGTGGTTGGTCGATATGATACAATAGAAAAATAACACGGGGCGTTCGTCTAATGGTCTAAGACGCTAGTCTTATTAACTAGCTAAGGGAGTTCGATTCTCTCACGCCCTATTTTTGCTTTATAGTAAACTTTCTAGTGCTATTCCCAATATTCCTTCCTTTAAAAGTAGGAAGCTGACTATCACAATTAGGACACACTAAACGAATATTAGATACAGACCAGTTATCTGCCTTACCATCTATATGATCTACAATTAATGTCAACTGCTTTCCGTTCCAATTCTCTCCAGACTGATTACAAACGAAGCAATTATTTCCATGTTTTTTTATTAGATATTCTCTAATACTTTTGTTATTGTTCCAACTACTAGCAAAGCTACCACTTGTTTCAATTTTTTCTATCTTATATTCGTAATGACATTGTTTAGAACAAAATTTTCTATTGCGTAGCCTATATGGATATTCTTTATTGCAAAACAAACAGAATTTTACTCTTTTCGTTCTTTTAGGTTTGGCCTTATTGTTATAAGAAACTCCACAAGAACGAGAGCAAAATTTAGGGTTATCAGTTAATTTATCACAATTTACACATTTCATAAATACCTCTCAAAAATGAATCGAACTTGACATAATATACACCGAAACTATAATATAGTATTCGATTCTTGATTGAAAGCAAGCAATGAAACTTCAACCACTAACGGCTATTTTTGCAGGATTATTTCTAACATCATTAGGATTTAACATTCTTTTGAATGTAGAGATACAAAAACTAAAAAAGCTGGCAAACAAACCAGCAAGAATTATTATAGAAAGAGAACCGGAAATTCACATCAAACCAAAAGTTTGGGGGTATACTAAATAGGGCTAGTAAAGGTATCGACAGGTAAAATAGATATAGATGGCATCGACTGGTTAATCGACCGGCCAGTTTAAAAGTCGATTAAAATTGTTAATTGGCGAAGTTTCAACTCTCGCTCTCGCTGCCTAATTAGTTAGGTACGAGTGGGGCGGCATGAGCCTTATTACCAAATCATGCTGACTCCGATATTCGGATATGGTAGTCCTACCAGACATAAATAGGAATGATGATTGTACTCAATCTGACTCAGATAATTCTGATAGCTTTGTTGGTAGTGCGATAACAACTAAATAACGATGTAGAAGTTTATATTGATGTTTATTCTGGACGCGGGTTCGACTCCCGCCTAGTCCACTTATATTATGATAAGCTCTAATGATGTACTAACACATACAGTAGATCCAAAATTTGTAGACTTAATAATTACCAATGCTAAAAAAGCAGAAATTGGTGGCAGGTCTCAAATTAGGAACTCTAAAAGCAGAGTATCCAATCTATCAGAAGATCAATTGGTTGGTCAAATATCCACCTACTGTGCTTCAATGATCCTTACTGGTTCTCCAGAAGGATATATACAAGCAAGAGATAAAGCAAACGCTAATCCTCTGGCTGGAGATAATGGTGTAGATATATCTGGTCTACCCAATATGGATATCAAAGGTAGCCTAATGAGATATTCAAATAACCCATTAAACTATAGATTATTGGTTAGGCCAAAAGAAAGACACGATAATTGGATTTATGTGTTGGCATTAGTACCAAAAGAAAGACCTTATAAGACTTATCTTGTTGGCTGGGCTAATGATAATGATTTACCTTTAAAGCCCTATGATGGAGAAATAAAGTCTTTACATGGAGCATACGTTATAGAAGCTAAGAACCTAAGAAAGATTGCGGAACTAAGATGAACCGAAGACATTTTTTAAATCACTGTGCCGCAACATCTTCTCTGGTAGCATCTTCGTCTTTTTTTACTCAGTCTATTTTAGCTAATGCTAATGATTTAAAGAAAAGACATAAGAGTGCTATTCTTTTATGGATGGGTGGTGGCCCAAGCACTATTGATCTATGGGATTTAAAGCCGGGTGCTGCTACTGGTGGAATTTTTAAGCCAGTATCTACTAGTGCTGATGGTATTCAGATTTGCGAACATCTGCCACTAATGGCACAGCAAATGCACCACATGAATATTGTACGATCTATGAGTACAAGAGAAGCAGACCACATGAGAGGTCGCTATTATATGCACACAGGATATGTTCCTAATCCTAATGTTGAGCATCCTAGTTATGGATCAGTCATTTCTCATGAATTAATGTCTAGCATACCACAACTTGATATTCCTCCATTCGTTAGTATTGGAGGAACCAGTATTGGTGCTGGATTTTTGGGAACATCTTATTCTCCATTCGTAGTTAATTCTAATGGAACAGTTCGTGATCTTGATATGGGCATAGATCAGTCTAGATTAGACCAAAGACTCAATATGCTTAAAACTATCGAAGATAAGTTTGTAAATGAAAAACGTGGAGACTATGCTTCTGACCACTCTAAACTTTTGACTAAAACAGTCAAGCTAATGACTAGTCCTCAGATGGAAGTATTCAAAGTATCTAAAGAACCAAAAGAAGTTCAAGAAAGATATGGTAATACAGGATTTGGCCGAGGTTGTTTGATGGCACGAAGATTGGTGGAAATGGGTGTTCCATTTATTGAGGTTGATCTTGGCGGATGGGATAATCATACTGATATTTTTAAGACTCTACAGGATCAAAAACTTCCAGAACTAGATAAGGCTATGAGTGCCTTGATAAGCGACCTTAGCGATAAAGGACTGTTGCAGGATACTGCTATTATTTGGATGGGTGAATTTGGACGAACGCCAAATATTAATGGTAATGGTGGGCGAGATCATTGGGCTAGAAGTTGGAGTGTCGTTGTTGGTGGAGCAGGATTTAAGGGTGGTATTGTTGTTGGAGAAACTAGCAGTGATGGTAAGGAAGTAATTACGGAACCATACTCATCTCAAGACTTAATGGCTAGTGTTCTTAAATCATTAGGAATATCTTTAGAAACCAATTTTACTGCTAAAAATGGACGACCAATGAGAATTGCTAATAGTGGCAAACTTATTAAAGAACTATTTTAATGTCTAGAAAAATTTGTACTTATTGTGAGAAACGTAAAAACTTAGCAAGTTTTCCCAAACATAGTATGTACAAAGACAATCTTGACAGTAGATGTAGAAAATGTGTCAAGAAACATTCTAAGATACGAGTTAAGCTACATAAAAAAGCGCCACCAAAACCAGAAGTATGTGAGTGCTGTAAAAAGGTTCCCTACAAATGGGCCTTAGATCATGATCATGATGATAATAGTTTTAGGGGTTGGCTCTGCGAACCTTGCAATACTGGTATAGGTAAATTGGGTGATGATTTTCAAAGCATCGTTAACGCTATGAATTATTTTCTTTCAAGACAAAAACGATATGAAAAATAAGATTAAAGAACACCTAGCAGAAAACAATATGACATACTATCAACATTTTAAATTTGCTGTATTTTTTGGATGCTTATCTTTATTGGCTGGATTTTGTTTGATAATTCATGCGTTTTTTCCATGTTGGTTTCAAACTTCTGGCAGCGATTTGGTTCAGTCTATGGCGATAGTATTTAAGAAACGAAACCGATTAGACGATACTTGACAAAGGGACTACCGTATGGTAGAGTTGGGACAACACAGGAGAAAATAAAAATGTCGTTTGAGCATCTTAATGGTTTTGTTCGTGATTTGAAGTCAACTAGCAGCACACTTGATAAAGTTGGCATTATTGAGGATTATACTTCCTCTAATGAGAGTGGAGCAAATTTTCTTAAAAAGATTCTGCTCTATACTTATCATCCTCTTTGGCAGTACAATGTAACTAGTGATAATCTTAAAAAGAAAAGTCATCTGCGTGGTAAAGTATACAAGTCTATATTTGATCTGTTGGATGCTTTGAAGAATAGAGAAATCACAGGTCATGATGCTATTGGAGCAGTTAATAGCTTTATTGACAACCAAAGAGAATACGAAGAACTCGTTCATTGCATCATTGACAAGGATTTGAAAACCCGTGCTGGAGATAAGCTGATTAATAAGGCTATTCCAGATCATATCCCAACATTTAGTGTTGCTCTAGCGGACAAGTATGTTCCTAAAATCGTAGACTGGAAGGATGGATGGTATGTTAGCAGGAAGATCGACGGTGCTAGATGTATTGCTATTGTTGATAGTAATGGCAATACTACCTTTTATTCCCGCACGGGAAAAATCTTTGATACTCTTGATATTGTTAGCGGTGGGATTAAAGCTTTGGGACTTACTAATGTAGTTCTTGATGGAGAGCTTTGTCTTGTTGATAAAGATGGTAATGAAGATTTTCAGGGAGTAATGAAAGAACTTCGCAAAAAAGATCATACTATTCCTAATCCTTCCTACAAGATTTTTGATATGATTACCCATGACGAATTCTATAGTCAGAAAGGCGAAAAGAATAGGCCGTTCAGTATCAGACTCAAGAATCTTACAGAAATTATGAAGAAAAATGAGTGTCCTTGTTTGACACTTCTGGAACAGTCTTTGGTCAAGGATGAAAACCATTTTCAAGAGTTCGTGACTGAATCCAATCAAAATGGATATGAGGGGCTTATGCTTCGATCTGACGCTCCATATAAAGGTAAGCGATCCAAAGACCTATTGAAGTATAAAGCGTTTTCTGACGATGAATACGAGGTTGTGGATGTTGAAATGGGGCCATTTCGCTATGTTAAAGATGGTGCAGAGTGTGAGGAGACTATGCTCAGTTGCGTAACCATTAAACATAAGGGTTACGATGTTAGGGTTGGGTCTGGTTTTAGTATCGAACAAAGACAAGAGTTTTATAAGAATCCTAAGAAAATTCTTGGAAAGCAAATAACTGTACAATATTTTCAAGAGACAGAAAACGAGAAGGGTGGGCTTAGTCTTCGCTTCCCCACTTTTAAGATTCTTCATGGAGAAGAAAGAGATATATAATAATTATGCCACCAGCATGGAAAGAGCTAGGTTTTAGGAGTTATGATGCCTATATAAAATCTAGGCTCTGGTGGAACATAAGGCAACTAGTCTTAGAACGAGATGGTAAATGTTGTCAAGTTTGTGGCTCTCCATCTAAAATGGTTCATCATATTGATTACACAAAAATTATCATGCTGGGTCAAGGAGATCAGCATGAATTAATTACGTTATGTGAGCCATGTCATAATTTTGTTGAACAAGATAAAAGAGTTTCTGAAAAGAAAAGCTTGTTGAATAAACTATTTGGTCAGCATAGCAAAAATACTTTAGATGAATGGCAAATTTGGGCTGAAAAATTTAATAGCGATATTGGTTATAATAGATCTCAAATACTAGAGCCAAAAAATAACCGCAAGAAAAAATATAAGAAAAAGCCTATTGTTTTATCAGATAAAGGAACAATAGAAAAACAAAAAGAACAACCAAAACCTGAAATTAAATCTCTTAGAGATGATATTGATTCTTATATCAAGACACATAAACGTAAAAGAAATAAGCAATACAAAACTCTTGCTCCTGCTACTGATGAAAACAGGAAAGAATTTATTACCAATACGGTTCGCAAATACAGTAGAAAAAGCAAAAAAAATATTAGGAGATATTTAGATAATCATAGACCGCTAATAGAATTACTGTTTAATCATCCTGAGGCAAGTGATAAGCTAAAAAAAACTATTGCTGAACATCCATATTTCATTAAAGAATCAAGAAAAAATAATGACACAGAGGAACAAAAAAGACAACGCAGAGACGAAGAATATCGAAAGAAAAAACAAATAGAACAGGAAGAAATTGTTCAGATTCTTCACCAACAAGAATATAAAAAACAGAAACCTAGAAAAAGGGTAAATCCGTTTGGCAAATTGCCAGTATGGACAAAAAATCATAAGACCACAATACCAAAACAAGAAAATCCATTAATGAAATATGTAAGGGAAGTAAAAGATAAGACCAATTGACCAGTTTCCAGTATGGTGTATAAAATTATCCCGCCTTACTGGAGAAATTAAATGATCAAAGTTATTCTTCGCTCTCTTATATATCCGTGGTTTATCTTATTTGTAGGATTTTCTATAGGTTTTATTTGCAATTCAGAATGGTTTGGCTACAAATATGTACTTGTGGAAAGATCAGTACGAAATATATTTTTTCCAATCAAATATGACGAAAAAGTAGAAGAATGGGTTAAATCTAATGGACGATTAAGATTATGGGCAAGCCTAGACTGTCCAAAAGATTTTGAGATTGTTCATGAGTTTGTAAAAGGAGAAGAGCATTATTGGGCTGTTTATAAGATCAAAGACAAAAACGGAAAAGAAATTAAAGATATTGGCAGTGTTAGAGTGAAATGGAAAACATGGGAATACTACTATAAATTAGATGAGATTTTAGATAAGTCTGGCGTTACGAAATTGGATTGATTCAAGAACCGGGGCTTGACAAGACGATAGGACTAGTGTAGAATGTGAGCATACACTTTGGAACCAACCTTTGAGGACATTATGACAGAGATTGTTGTTGAGAAAAAGCCGATTGTTATGAGTACCAGCAAGGCCGATGAGTTTTTCAAGAATTTTCCGAAGGATAAGGTAGTTGCCTATAAAGACTATTGGGAGAGTGTTCGCCCCAAGACTGACGAAGATATTTTCCGTCGCTATCTCTTTGCCTATTGTTCAGTGCATACCACTTGGCAGGGTAATGTCAAGGGATACAATGCTATCAAGAATTTTAGCGAATGGGTAGATAGTAAAGAAATTCTTTTGACAAAACTCCACAAGAGCGGCGTCGGTCTGCACAATAATCGTACCAATTATATCTGGGATTTTAGTACCAAGTTTTGGGCTAATCCTAAAGATTTTTATCTGACTACTAAGAAGTATCATGTTAAGAAGCGAGACAGTATTCTGAATAAGATTAGCGGAATTGGTCTGGCTAAAATTAGCTTTGCTCTTGAGATGATTCATCCCAATGAGGCAAGAGTATTGTGTGGAGATATTCATCAGCTTCGACTTTACGATGTTGAGGCTCTTAAATATAATAAAAGCAAGACTGGTTCGGCAATCTATAAGAAGATGGAGCGTCACTGGATGGTCAATTGTGGCAAATTGAAAGTTCCATCTTATGTAGCAAGGTCGATCTATTGGGATGATCTTCAAAAGAAAGAAGATAGTCGTTACTGGAGCTATGTTCTGGAGAGTTAATTATGCGGAATGGTAAAGGTTCTAAAAGACGAGAGAGTTTGGTTTCTCAAGAGACTTGGGATAAAAACTACGAAAGAATTTTTAGAAAGAAAAAAGATGGGAAGCGTAACAAATCTAAAGGAAAATAAAACACTGTTCATCCCTTGTTCTTGCAAGAGCGAAATTTTAGTGATCGAATATGATCATGAAATTCAATTGGCTGATTTGGCAATATTTGAACATTACACAAACTATAGTCATAAGATGTCATTATGGCAGAGATTAAGGTATTGTTTTAAGGTATTGTTTGAAAAAAAACCATACGCCGATCAGATGGTACTTGACAATAAACAGCTTAAAGATTTGCAAAAATTCCTAAATGAACTTAATCTCTAAGGTGTATATTATAGGGTTATCAAACTCATCTTAAGGAGGCTAATCATGGTTGTCAGAACAGCAACAGAATACATGAACGATCAGTTAGCTAACAGAGTTAAATCTCTTCAGAAAGCTTTAAATCAAGCTGAAAAAATAATGAATACCCTTGAGATAGAAAATCAAAGACTAAAAGACGTTCTTGCTAACCTAACGTCAGAAAATAATCAAGGTTATATTCTCAATAGTGAGACCTTTAATGAGCCAGTGCTTACAGTCTAAGAACAAGAACAAAAGAATAATAACACAAATTGGCGAATACGAATATTTGATTGAGGGCGAGAGCGATTGGGCGAAATTTGGTTGTCAATCAGATATTTCAATAATAACTTCTGCTAACTTAGACGGCGGGCCATTCTTATTGGTTGGTGATTCTTTCTTGGGTAAAGGAAGAATATCCTCAATACTAAATATTGACAGTGGGCGGGATGGGTATATAATAATTAAGGTTACTCTATACTCACCAAAGGAAACATCATGATTTCAGAACTCATTCCCGTTATCGGTTATCATCAAGCAATGTTAATGTCTGGCTATTCAGAATATCAGATTCAACAAATTATTAAAGGATCTACTTATGAACCAATTTCACAAGAGTAATAAGAATAGAGTTTTCTTTGGTGTTTGTGGAGGACTAGCAGAAAGTCTAGGATTAGATGTTTCTGTAGTTAGGCTGGGATTTGTTGCTGGTGCGATTTTCACCGGAAGTATTCTTTTCTGGGCATATTTACTAATGGCTCTGGTTCTTCCAACAGAGGATTGATCTAATGGATAAGATAGTGGGTGGTCAGAAAGTATTTTTTACTGCTGATCTTCACCTTGGACATAAGAATATCATAGGATATTGTAATCGTCCATTTTCTACTGGTGGAGAGATGGACGCTAAAATTATTTCTTCTATAAACGAAACAGTTGGACAAAACGATATTCTTTACGTTATAGGAGATTTCTGCCATAAAGGCGGAACGGCTCTATCTTATAGAGAAAGAATAGCTTGCCAAAATGTGCATATTATTCTTGGCAATCATGACGAACCAACTAAATTCACTAGCGGATTCTCTAGTGTCTCTGATCAAAAAATGATTCTGTATATCAATCAAAAAATATTCATGTGTCATTATCCTATGAGAAGTTGGTCTGGTAGCTATAGAAAAAGTTGGATGCTCTATGGTCATGTTCATGGCAGGCTGCATCGTGAGGACGTTGCTTCTGGAACCCTCACGCTTGATGTAGGCGTTGATAATAAAAGAGATGGGGTAGGGTTTGGTACTCCTTGGAGTTTTAAAGACGTTCAACAGGAATTTCTGGCGAGAACGAAAAAAAAATCAAGGTCGCCCATTGACATTGACGATACCATACTGTATAATCGAAGGAACAACGCGAGGTAAGATCAGTCGCTCGACTGAGCCTAGCTTGTAAGATTGGTTAAGAATTTGGAGGTTGATTATGGCTGAAGTTACTACTACTGAGAAGCAGAGTCGTGTTCGTTGCAGTGATGACCAGTTCCTTGAGGCAGTTTTTTCCAGCAAGACTTATGCTGAGATTGCCGCTAAGACTGGTCAGAAGATTGCTAGTACGATGGCTCGTTACGCTCGTACCAAGGCTTCTCTGGCTAAGAAGGGTGAGGAATTGCCCGCGATGGAGCGAGCAAAGCCCACAAAGACAGTGGATAATGTCGAGGCTATGGCTGAGACAGTTCGCCGTCTAAAGGCCGCTCATTCTAACGGCTGAGTCTTAGTTTAAACCAAATGCTTCCAACTACATCCCTCATAAATATTAGTAGAGACAACATAGTCAACCATCTAACTAATCGTTATGATATGTAGTTCGGAAGTGTTATGGGAGCGTAGTCCAATTGGCAGCAGACAAAGGACTTAAAATCCTTCCAGTGTGGGTTCGAGTCCCACCGCTCCTACTTAATCCTTTTTAAAATGAGTTTACTCTTATGACTTTTGACCACTGGATAAACGAAATCGAAGGATATAGCGTCAGACACGAAAGAGCTATAAGCGACATAAGAAACTGTGTTGCAAAAGGAAAAACCGACGATATAATCAAATGGTTGATGGCAGCTTATGCTATGGGCCATGAACAAGGTTATGATGTTGGATATTATGACGCTAATGAAGAATGTCAAGAAAAGTTTGATGAATATCGAATGGGAGATGACTTTTAATTATGCCATACAATCTATATAGCCTAACTACTGAAGAAATTAAAACAGCAATCATTCAATATATTGTTGAGAACAAAAAGATTTCTACTACTTCAGAACTTTACATAATGGAAAATAAGTATGACATTAGATTCATTCTTGAAGATACTTATCAGAAGGACAGTTTGACAGGATATTATAAGCCTGAATTGAAGGGCGTAGAAATTTCTATCTTAGAATGATCGAAGAATATGAAAACTGGGAAGATGGTATAAGAAGAACCTTTATAGAACTAGCTAATTATATGGAAAAACACGCTAACCCTCTTGAATCTATTATTGATTTTGCTTGGGCTTCTGGAGCTGATCTTTTCTTTGTGCAAAATGCCAAAGATGAACTAAAGAAACTAAAAGACAAGAATAAAGAGTGGGCTGAAGAAGTCTATAGGGCTAATGAGTTCGCCACTGAACAGATGAATCTATATCTGGAGAAAGTAGAAGAGCTAGAAAAATTTAAAAAACAAAGGATGGAAACATGACAGAATATGAGAGACAATTAATAAAAAATCAAATAGTGGTTTTAGAAAAGAAGATTAAGCTTTTAGAAGAATCTTTTGACAAGCCTGTTGCTTGGGCTAGGATTAATGGTCGTGGTGATTTGTTTGATCTGAGAACTCAAAATAATCCGTATATTGATCAAAATACTGTAGTTCCTCTTTATAGGAAAAATCATGAGTAATAGTTTGTGTAATGGGAGGGTTAAGAACAATAATCCAAAATCTCCAATAGAATATTTCTTGTTGGTTACTGTAAGAGAGTTCAGCGACTATGAGGGTGGGTCTTATATAGACGAAATTAAGAGTGCTGAACATTTTCTAGATTCAGGAGAAGAAGCTCTTGATGATCCTTATTACCAAATCTATGGAGAAAGATACTCTCACGATACCGAATACAAATCTATTTTTCTTGGGGAATTTTATACCTTAGATAAGGCAAAAGAGTTTTTGTATAATTTAACTGGCGAAGTTCCAGACATTATCTCTTATTGATATGGTTAATACTAAACATAAGATTGATTTGTCTAACTACTATAGTGACAATGGTGGTTACTGCACTCTGTTTAAAATATCTAATCAGCCATTTTTAGGCTTTAAAGAATTTATTTCCAAGTCTAGGGCAGAATATGCTAGAAAAATTCAGATCAAATTAAGTAAGTACGATCTCTCTCCCAAGGTATGTTCTGAATTATGTAAGATGGAGTATGAGCCATTCTTTCCTAATCAAATAAGTGGATGGGGATATATTACAGAATTAGCCAAGCCTACTAATACAAATATACAATCATGGAAAATACAAAGACTAGTCGATACTATTTACGATACAACAAAGTTAAAATTTTGGGACTGTCATTCGGCTAATCTTGGATATATCATAAGAGAAGGAAAGAAAAAGTTGGTTTGTATTGATACTGGTAAAGAAACTTGGGATGGATATGCTAATTATTTTGGAAATTCTGATCCTGGCCCAAAGTGTTCGTATTGTTTAAGATATCAATGTAAGTGTGAAGGAATTTAAAATGCCATATATAAAAGAAGAAAATAGATTATCTTTAGATGAATGTATAGACCATATGGTAATTTGTCTAAAAAACAGCGCTTTTAGATCATCATTTGATCCAAATAAAAATAATTATCTGAATGAAGAACTGTGTAATGAAGATGTTCTAGCTATTCTTGGTGATATTAATTATGCTTTTAGTCGTATTTTAGGGGGTGTTATGGGAGATGTTTCATACTCTAAGATTGCTATGATTACTGGTGTATTAGAGAATATTAAGCAAGAACATTATCGTCGCGTGGCAGCACCATACGAAGATAAGAAAATCATTGAAAATGGTGATATTAAAGAGTATAAACGCCTAAAATAAAGAGGCCAAAATGTCTAAAAATATTGATGATGTAATTAAAGAAGTAATGAAAAGCAATAAAGAAATCCACAATATGGATAATCATTTAACTAAAGATATTACTGAGGTTAAGAAAAGCATCAAAAATATTGAGAATAAGATCAAGACCTTAGAAAACAAGATTGATCAAGCAATAGATATTTTAAATACATTCACCATTCTAATTTCTGACATGGACGATATGAATGATTCCGATATAGATGATGAAGAAGAGAATGAGGATTGGACTCCATATGATCAGGCAGAAGATTATCAGTCTGATTATGATGAAGATACTGACGAAGATCAATACTAATGGCTAGTTTAGCTCTACTAGTAACAATAATTTTTTTATCTGTGCTAATTATAGGGCCATTAAGTTATCTTCTTTCATTATTTTCTTGGATGCCCAAACTTATTGTCTGGATAATGGGACTTCTCTGCATACTTGTTGGAGGAATGACATTCGCGTTACCAGTGGTCTTTTTAAAAGTTTTGGGTCTGATAGACATAGCCATAGGCTTTAAAATAATAGCCGACAGACGAAAAAAGAAAACTGGAGCTTGACAAGACGGTTTGCCGATGATATACTTGAGCCATCACAGGAACGATAACACTTTTGGAGAAATAAGATGAAGTTGGCAGATAGGACGATTGAGACTCACAGTATTGGCGTTGCAAGCAGGAATCAGTTTAACATTGCTCAGACGAGCAAAATGTTTAAAATCCTTTCAGACTCTCTTTATTCTGATAAGGTTATGGCTGCGATTCGTGAGCTTTCTACTAATGCTTATGATAGTCATATCTCTGCCGGTAATAAGAATCCCTTTAAGGTTACTCTCCCCACTGCTGCCAATCCCACCTTTGTGGTGAGAGATTATGGCACTGGTCTTAGTCAGACCGATATGGAGGACTTGTATACAACCTACGGAGCATCCAACAAGAATGATAGCAATGATTTTGTTGGTTGTCTTGGTCTAGGATCTAAGAGTCCCTTCGCATATACCAAGAGCTTTACAACCGCATCATATTACAACGGTAAGAAGTATACCTATATTGCTGCGATTGACGAGAGCGGAGTTCCTACTCTGAATCTTTTTAATACTTCTAATACGTCTGAGCCTAATGGTCTTGAAATTAGTTTCGCTGTTAAGCAGCATGACTTCCAAGAGTTTACCGACAAGGCTAAGAGAATCTTCCACTATTTCCGAATGAAACCCATCCTTGAAGGTGGTATCGGGAATAATCTGCAAGATCATAAGTACAGCAATACCAACATTATCATTAGTGGTGATGGCTGGAGAGTTTGCCGTCTTAATAATGACAATAGCTATTTCCCCAGCAACTACCACCGAATTGATAGTGGTATCGTAGCTATCATGGGCAATATTGCCTATCCTGTTCAGACCGCACAGATTGTGGGTCAAGAAAAGGAAGAAATGCCCGATCATATTCAGAAGTGGAATAGGGCTTTCCAGAAAGCAGATATTGATTCTTGGAAGAGCTTTGTGGGAGAGATTCTTAACTCCGGCCTTTATCTGGAACTTGATTTTGGTATCGGTGAACTGGAAATGGACGTTTCCCGCGAAGGTTTGCAGTACACCAAGGATGTTATCAAGACTCTGCGTAAAAAGACTCAAGAAATCTATATGGAGATGAAGGAAGAATTCTCCAAGAAGATTAAATCTGCTCAGAATAAGGTAGAGGCAATTACTTCATACTATACTATGAATGAATTGGCTGGCGGCTGGGGTGTTGGTGCTACTTGGACTGATCCCAAGGGCAAAGATCATCCTATCAACTCTGGCAATGACTTGGAATATAAAATTCCTGCCGGTAAGAGTCTGTACGTTTTTAATTACAAGACTGCTGGCTATCGTTCTCGTCGCCAAGTTGCTCTGACAGACAGAATCCATCACGAAACCCTTACTGGTAAAGGTTCTTATTATTGGAATAACCAGAAGAAGAAGGGTAAGATGAGTTTCTTTGTGTGCGATGTTGCCAGCGAAGAAAGTGCTAAGAAGATTCTTACAAGGTTTTGTAATGCAAATGATTGCTTTGCATATCTCTTGATTGATACTAAAGATCACACAAAAAGTCGAGAAGGTTTTGATCAACTTATCGAAGATGTTGGGGCTGAAAATCTGCTCAAGGTTTCAGACTACAAGCATCTGACACAAAGTTCTGGCCCAAGAAAATCTTACAATAGAAATTCTAATGGTAGCGTTAGTGATCAAGACGCATTCTTTATCCACGGTTATGATAAGGACAGTAAACAGATTACTAATCCTTATAATGACGCTACTTGTCTCAGAATTCTTTCAGAAGAACAACTAGATGATTTTCTGGAACAGGATGAGATTGTGTATGTTCCTATGCTTCGTTATAAGACCGAACCTGAGTCTGGCTATCCTGAGATTAACGACATTGCTATTACTCTTAGTGATGATAAGCTCAAGAGCATAGTCAAGGATTTGGTTGGTGATAATAAGATTTATGCTATCAAAACAGCTTTTGCTAAAAAGCTTGAGAAAGAAGGATATAATCTTGTTAACTTCAATGATTTCTTGAAGCGTCAACTTAAAGTTGTTGCTAACAAACACTTTAAGAATCTTGCTTCTATCAACAAGCTTGTTGAATATTGTAAGAAAGATTTCGCAACCGACGAAAAGACCAGTGGTGGATATAGGTATTATCAGTACGGAACAACAGATAAGCAGTTTATGTTTCATATTCTGAATATCTTTGGATTGGATTATGATAAGTTTATCGGCAATAAGACTCTTGTTGATTGCTTGAATAAAACAATGCTAACAGAGTTCTTTGCTAATACTGTTCATATTCATCCTTTTAATATCACTAAGTTCAATCAAACAGAATACCTCTCTCATATCTCTAAGCTTATGAAAGAGGCTGGGATTGAAGATGTTGACAGTAAAGAGATTCGTAATGCTAATTTGGCCTATAACACCTTGACAAACATGATCGTCACTCGTTTGTATTCTGTGACTAATCAAGACAAGGCAGAGGGTTATCTCAAGATTATTCGTGGAACTTCTACTGAAGATCTTAAGAGATGGAAAATCTCTGAAATTAGGGAGAAGATTAAGTCTGAAGTAGACAAGAATCCTATGCTGAAGTATATTATGGGAACTCATCAAGTTAGTGGTAATCTGACAGACCTAAAGCCTAGTCAGAATCCTATTCTTGAAGATCGTAGCTCGTATTATGGAAAGTCTAGCAAGGATTGGATTGAGCAGATGAGTCAAGAGAATATTGACCTATTTAAGATTCAGTTGAGCAGTTTGATCAAGTAGTCAGGAATTTCTCAAGACCCCTTGACAAGCTTGCCGATTAGTGTAAAATGACAGTATCACAGGTATCGTAACTATAAAGTATTAGGAGTTTGGATTATGGCTGTTCCGTTT